AGTGGTGGAATGGTTATATGTGTCAAGAGACTTGTATTATTGATGATTTTGGTCCTAATGGGATCGATATTAATCATCTACTAAGATGGTTTGATCGTTATAAATGTTTAGTTGAGAATAAAGGAGGTATGGTTGCCTTGCACGCAACCACCTTCATTGTAACTAGTAATTTTCATCCGCGTGATATTTTCAAATTTGGGGATGAGATAAATCCCCAGCTTCCAGCATTGGAACGCAGAATTGTAATTGAAGAAATGTTATGAATAAAGAGAGATTCCTTTATGAAATTAGAGCGCCGATCAGGCGCGATTGCAGCTGCGTAGGGTCCGCGGAGCGGGGGTTCACTGCGCTAGACGCTGAAAGCGTCTTACACGAGCCGAAGGCGAGCTGGACCGGGGGACCGCGGTACGCGGTCCTATAAATACCCCATGCGTTCATTGGTAATACTTCATTCACGCGATGGTGTTCAAAAGGAAAAGAGTTTACGCTCCTAACAGGAGTGGATTCAAAAAGAGTCGTAGGACTTACAAACGTAAGTCTATGCGAGCTAAGAAGACAGCAGATTTTACATCGCTTGCTACAAGAGCTACGAATACTGGATTTCGTGGTAGAAAGGTTACGCGTAGAGCGTTTAAGAAGCATCTATGGGATTCTACTTTATTCAAACCTCATTATAGGTCACTTATTACTACATCTTCTACTTCTACAACTCCTCTTAATGATGTTCAGTGTAATATATTTGGATTGAATATGTATCGTCATACGGTTGATCCGTTCTGGACGGCACTTGGTGGAGCTATTCCAATTGATGTTGGTGTTCCTATTCCAACATTTACTGGTAATATCATATTAAGAGGTGGAGTGTACAGCGTGACTGTTGTGAATCAGTCTACAAATGATTTAAGGGTTAATCTATTCATGACGACAAGTGTTGCTAGGCCAAATACAGCTTTGGTTCCAGCTAACTTTGGAAGTAGTTGGGATCCATCATGTACAGCTGGTTTTAGTGCTCAAATGGCTAAAGTATATATGACTAAGTCTGTCATTATTGAAGGAGGGAATTCTTGGAATTTCTCTAGAAGATTTAATATCCAGAAGATTGATCTGGATACGTACGCAAACGAAGGACTGACTCCGTTTGTATTTTTAAGTGTAACTAATGTTGGCAGTATAGTTGCCAACGCGTTTAGAATTGTTCGTTCTTATAATTTAAGTTTTAGTGGTGATGGTCAATAATGTAACGTGCAAGGCACGATTAGCGCAGGCCAACGGGGTATAGTATTACCCCCGTTGCCCTGCGCCCCCTATGTAATGTCTATAAGTATCAATAAAGTGTTTGTTCATTTCAATGCCTTCCAACCCCCAGTTCTTTCATTTTTGTTTTACTCTTAACAACTATGTCGAAGAGGAAGATGTGCCCCGCATCTCAGCTTGGTGCGAAGAAGAAGCCAAGTATTGGATCATCGGCCGAGAAGTCGGTGATTCCGGTACCCCTCACCTCCAGGGATACGTCTCGCTTCGAAAGCGGCGTACTTTCCTTTATGTTCGGGATAAGCTCTCAAACAGGTGCCATGTTGAGAGCTCAAGAGGTACTGCTCGACAGAATCGAGAGTATTGCTCAAAAGGTGGAAACTTTATCGAAGGAGGTTCAATCAATGAAGGTAGACTCGGTAAGGACCGAGATGAGGCAGCAAGATCGTTCATGGCTGCCGTGCGACGAGGAGATCAAGGCCTGGTTGAATTCGCCAATTCCGAGCCCCACACGTGGATCCGTCATGGATCTAACATGCTTAGAAATGCCTTATCCATCCTACCCCCCGTTGAACGTCCAACAATTTCAGTCCGTTGGATCTATGGATCTCCCGGAGTGGGCAAGTCTCGTCTAGCACATGCGACTCTTCCAGAGGCGTATGTCAAAGATCCAAGAACTAAGTGGTGGAATGGTTATATGTGTCAAGAGACTTGTATTATTGATGATTTTGGTCCTAATGGGATCGATATTAATCATCTACTAAGATGGTTTGATCGTTATAAATGTTTAGTTGAGAATAA